CCTGTCCAGAAGTCAACGTGTCCCTTGAATTGGTAAAAGCATCTCCGGTATTAAACGGAACAGCCTTCATTACAGGAGAAGCTGGAGTTTCTCCAAATACTTCTTCCTTTATATACAACAATTTCACTCTTGATGCACTCGACATAATCACCCTCCTTACAAATCAGCCTGCCAGTTTACTGTTACAGGCACCACATAGAATCCACCCTCAATCAATGAAGATTCAGGATAAACCTTTGTCACTCGAACTTTTATCCCATCAAGATATAACACAGTTCCTCTTTTGAAAGCCATCATCACTTTATCTACAATTTGATTTACATCATATTTACCAACAAATCGTGGAGTACGCACTTTAACAAAGTACACTCCTACAGCCCTTTCCTTTCCATCCTCAAACACTTCAATCGTTTCGGATGTAGCCGGAAGAAACCAAGCCTCAATATGAGTATCTTCAGCTTCTATAGCACCCCCATTGGAACCACCCTGATTTTCCAAAATCACTGGATACTCAGTAATAGTTTCCACCAACTTAGTATTAAGAGATCCTTCGATTTTTTGCCAATCACCAGAACTAAGCAAAATTAGTACCTCTCTTTGAATTTTCTACAATATACGGAAACGATGCCAGTGTTACCTTTAACATTCCATTCGGAGCCTGACCAGACCATCCATCTTCCAGGGCATTAATATAAGGAACATTGTTTGCTATGAACAACGTCTGATCTATTAAAGATTGCTTTATTTCAGATACTCCTGCTCTTATAGTAACTCCTCCATTCTTATCCTTTTTATCAATCTCCTCATCTATTGGATTACCAGTAGAAACTTGCCAATTTCCTCTTGCCCGACCTGTATCCACAGGTGTTCTTTTTACAACACCTCTCAAAACCTCAAGAATTACCTTCCTACGAACTATATCAGCCTGTTTAAGAGTCTTGATATTAAATTGTGATAGATCTACTGAAAAACTATTCACGACAATTTACCTCTTGAACAATTAAAGTCTCTCCATCAGGCTTTATCAATCTGGTAGGAGGAACAACTTTAAGAACCCTTCCTGCTGCCGTTGTTATTTCATCTCCTACTTTTACTTCAACTTCGGATACTACAACCAATCGAATATCAGAAGTTTCTACTATTTTATCATCTAACATGGATTTTGGCCAATTAGATAAAACTGCTTTTCCTGTCCATGTATTCGTTACTCCTTCAGGAGACTCATATACAATAGTTCCTATTTCATTTTCCCAATAAGACTGCATAGTAGCTGGATCATACTTTTTAGTCCAAGTTGTATCTGATCCAATTCTATCAATTTGAATGGATGTTCCAAATCTTTCAATCAAATCTCCAGCCTTTTCTTTTATCGAAGCATAATCATAAGTAGCCATATTACACTCTCACCAGCTTCATACCGCCATAGTTTCCAATATTCCCAAGTAAAGGACGCAGAGCATCCAACACCAACGGAATACGAACATGTGTCTTTCCTGCTCCTGCTCTATATTCAATATCCTCAGTAACAGCCCCCTCAACCCTAACCAATTCACTTTTGATGTCCCCTGGATTTGTATCTATTGGAGTAACATCTACACCTGAGTTAATGACATATGCCATCTCAAGTACTGCTTGTTCTATTTCTTTTGGGATTTTATCATCAGGAATATTATATCCATCTGGATATATCCCTTTTATTCTTGGCCATTGAAGAGCTTGATTCTCAGACTTCCGTACTCCAGGCCACCTTGAAGCAAATTGACCATCAAGTATTTTAGTAGATTTAATCAGAAGTATTCTAATCTGATCACTAGACAGTCCCGAATAATCATAACCCATATTATCCCAATACTGCTGCATATCTGTTTCTACAATATAAGAATTAGAGTCACTTTTTCCGGATCCGTCCTCAACCACAAATTGAATAGCCATAAACTACTCCTTACAGAATATTCCATTGACACTAAAGTTCAACCGCAACTCAATACTAACAATTATCGGTACATTTCAAAATTACTTGTATCAGAAGCATCCCATAGCAAATTCATTGTCTTATGGAATCACAAAGTACCTATGCCCTTACTTATCGAAGGGCATAGAGAACTGTAACTTTACCACGGTCTGTTGCTACAGCTGTTACAACTGATAGCGTAGCTCCTTTTGAAAGCGTACTGTACGCATCATCAATAGTTCCAGCATGAGTTATCACAGTATCAGTATCCATAATTACTGCATCAGTGATAGGATTTGCACTTCCATCCTTGAGCTGTACAGTTCCATTAAGTGAAGTTGCTCTGGCTTGTACAATCACATCTAAGATTTCTCCCGATTCTGGCATTTTAACAGACTTTCCACCTGTGGCATCAGCCTCTATATCAATCTCAATCTTTCTGAGAACTTCCAAGTTTTCCCCAAGAGCATGAGATTTTCCTTTACTCAGTTTTGGCATCTTTTTCTCCTTCCCTCACTAAAGCTTCATTGAGAAGCTTACGAAGTTTCTTTTCTTTGTGAGCACTATGATACTTTACCCCAAGCTGATCTAACTGACTTCTAAGCATAGGAACAGTATCCTCTTCATTTTCATACCCCGGAAGATCATATCGAATATCTTCAGGAATATTATATTTTTGATAATCTTGGGGGCCAATTTCCATTCTACTTTCTAAAAACTCTAATCTGTTTACAAACTCCCGCAAGCTTTCAGTAAGACTATCGACCCTCTCTTCAATTGAAGAGAGGCGTCGGACAAGTCTACTTTGCTTTTCATATGCTATACGGGAGGTATCAATTCCAGGCATCCTTTACTCCTTAACCAGTTGACTTGAGAACAGCAAACCCAACATTCTTCACATTGGAAACTACCCTGTTCCAATTTGCAGCAAGCTGAAGTTCCGAATCTGTTGGAAAATCCGCAGCAGGTGCAGCATCGTCACTCCATGCAAAGCCATACGGATGAATCAAAAACACACGACGAGTATAGTATACAGTCTGACCACCCGAAGATTCCGGATTCCTTTCAACTTCCGTAGGCTCATACAAAGCTGTAGAAATATCCTCAGCAAAAGCCACGGCTCCCGGCTTGAAAAGAATTGACCAATAAGTAGAATCTACAATCAATGTATCATCTACAATTACGGACTTACCAAGATAGGTTCCCCAACCAATGTTCTGTTCATTATCTGGAGTAAAGTCAATCAAGTTGTCTTTCCTCAGGTTATTGTACGGAACAGAGTGCATTGCAATTGCAGAAAGGTCCTCATCGGCATCTCCAAAGAGTGCCAGAGTATCAATCACTGCTCCAGAACTGATAGTAGGATCAACGTCACCAGTAATATCTTTTATCATATCACCAGCATCATTTACTATATTGTCTGCAATAACACCCCGAACGGAGTTAAAAACAAATGCCTGATAATTCCGATTCCAAAAACGTTCTGTGAGACTAATCATCTCATCTACAGGAGATTTCCCTGCAAGAACAGCTGCAACATCATTTTGCCCAAATGCTTTCTCACGAAACTGACGACGAGCAATCATTTGACCACTACCCATAGAAGCAGGAGTGAGAGTAGTATCTTCATCTACTGGAGAAGCATCGGCTCCAATTACATCATTCGCTTTCCAAAAAGGAATGTTAAATATCTTTGCTCCACCCTGAAGCAATCCAGCCATACGTGGATCACTGGCTATAATACCAGAACGCCACAAGGCAGACTTATAAATCGAGTTCTCCATGAAATAATCATTGTACACTTCCGGTACAACAACATCTATTATTTTAGTAACTGCCATAATTCAATTCCTCCCTACGATTGATTCTTCATTTTCCTGTACAGGTCTGGATTTTCTTTATAAAGTTGAAGCCTTTCTTGAGGAGTCATATCTTTGAATAACTTATATCCTCCACTTCCACTCCCAGAACCTTTTCCACCACCACCACTGTTAACAGGACTCATACGCAAAGCTTTACCTTCTTCGGTATCCTTCCACATATTTATCCAATCTGAAATGGATCTTCCATCATCAGTAATGGCTTCATATTGGCCCTTCTCTTCATTAAACTGTAATTGTGCATTGCTTTTTGCCCGTAGGGCAGGTAGGATGTTTGACACAACAAAGCCATTGTAGTTATGGGTCTGCAAAGCCTCTTTGAAAGCACCATCAATTAACAGCCTTTGAATCTCAGATTGATCTTTTTCAATCTGCTGTTGAAGTTCCTGAATCCGAGCATCCCGACCAGTAACTTCCTTCTTTTGCTGCTCCACGTCCCGTTGGGCCCGCTTCATTTGACGTTGCATTTCCTCTATTTTAGAGGGATCTGCATTCCCAGTACTCTTAAGCTTTGTAAGAGCCTTTTCAATACCATCATAATCCAAATTTCCATCCTCGTCAACTCCAACTTCATAATCACTGAGAAGATTTTTTATCTTCTCAAAATAACTACTTTTTTTCTCCTGTTCTTCAATCTGTTGTTTCAGCTTCTTGTTATTTTCGATTACCTCACGATTCTTCGAGACAATTCCCTCTTTCTCTCTCTCAATTTCTTCAGGAGATTTGTATCCAAGACCTGATACAAACTGCTGAAACTGTGTTTTACCTTCATCAGTCTCTAAACTTTCTTTCAACTGTTCCCATAAATCCATATATTCCTCCTATAAGCTTTTCTATTTCTTCTCATATTTACTGAACTTCCCTCTATTACTACATATTCCTCCCTATATCAAATTTCTAATTTCTATAAAATCGCTTTTCAGACATTTTTCATCTCTTCCACATATATAGCCCTCAGCAATTCTATTTGTCTTTCCTCAGTGAACATATTAATACTGTCATTATACATCCCTCGGCTTATAAAATCCTCTAAACTTTCATCTTTCTTTGGAGTTATTTGAGAAGGTATTATCTCAATATCTTCTTTTTTCCAAACAAATTTTTCTACCTTTTCTTTATCACTCATACATCCTCCTTACAGAATCAAACCTTCAACTATTGTACCACCAAAATCATTATCATATCGTATCCCTATTATTTTAATCTTGGAACCAGAATCAAATATCAACTCCTGTTTAATATAATTACCTGGAATAAAAGCCTTTCCTTTCGGGGCTTTTAAATCAAACACTACTTTATTTAATCCCCCATCTGATGCAAAACCCTTTGAAATATCATACTTTGTAGTAGTGGACACAAATCCATTATCTACAATTGTTGCTCCAGACTTAAGTTTTTTAAAGAACGTATCATTAAAATCTCCTCCCCTATAAACCTTCAGTGGGACATCTAATTTTGGAGCTTTTCGAAAAGCATCTTTCATTCCACGAATATGTTGCCTTATAATAGGAGTATCATACTCTTCCTTTTCTATTCCCCTCAAAACTTTATTCATACTAAGATACTGAACACCTTTGTATGCTTCCAGTCCTTCCCTCTCAAAATCATTTAGAGAACTTCGAAAAGAATCATTCTTTTCAAATACAAATTCATTGGAAATCTTTGGACTTTCAGCATCCACTGCATCCTTATACAAATCATCGGTAGGAGGCATAGAAGATTTCGGTGGTGTTCCAACTTTAAGCCCTTTGTCTCTAAGTTGCTCTATAGTTAACATTCGTCCATCTTTATTATAAAACTGATTTACATTTACAGCCCCAGACTTCAAAGCAAGAGCCTTAGCTTTTCCCAATACCTCTTTCTGAACATGGAACGGTTGTTTTTTTATCCAATCAGTATATGTTACCTTACCAGCAACTTGCCCATTCATCGATGCTCTTTCTTCAGCATTTACATCTTTATAATCAATTCCTAAATCCTTCCATGATTTCAATACCGGAACTGTAGTAGATCTGCAATTCGGGTGAGCTGGAGGATATACAGGTCCTGGAAGAAGATTGGCTTCTGTACGAACTCTCATACCCTCATCATACATCCAAACCCTACCATCTCTCCATTGACAAATATCAGTAGTTCTTTGATCTAATGTACTTATCCACTCATAACCATTTACAATATCTTCATTTTGCTCATATGTCACTTTCCTAGTAACATTACTCATGTGTGTCATAGCTGTCCGTACAACCATTTCAGCCTGTCTTTTTACTTTTCTTGTTACCCCCTCTCTGGTAGCAGTTCCAAGTAATCTTCTTTTTGCATCCTGAATTGACTCCCCAGTAGCATAACTATATTTTAAGGATTGTTTTATAGCTGTAGAACTATTCAGCCCAATAGATTCTATAAGTGTCTTAAGATTCCACGCCTGATTATCCATCAAAAGTGGAGTAGTATTTACAGCTACCCGTAATTGCTCCGGAGTAGGAACAGTATAGGAAACTCCAGCTTTTTCCAAATATTTTCCTGCTACCTTATCTATACGGCTTTTCTGCAATCTTGCTTCCTGAGCCCCAAAAGCACTAAGATCTTTATCCAGCTCTTTTACAAGCTGTCCACTATAAGCTCTCTGCACTTCAAGAAGATCATTCTGGACTTCCTTAAGATATTTCTTCGTCCAAGACTCAAAATCGTATTTAAGTATCCTATCTCTAAGCTCCCCATCGGCCTTCTTCAAAATCCCAAGTATCTTCTCTACTTCATACGTCTTGAACCTTTCGGCATAGTGCGCATGAGTTATAGCAAGATCAAGAATATCCTCATTAACACTCATAACCCACCAACAAATGATTAAAATTTCTCAAAACCCTCAAATGAACCCCTATAATCAAATGCAAAATAGACCAATTCATTTTCCCTCCTCAGATTCTATACTTTTACCACCAATACTATCTATTTGAGACTGCATAGCTGTAATCATTTCCATAACCCGATTAAATTGTTCATTGCCCATCGAATTCATATCTTCCTCAGTCTGTCGGATAGCCTCGATTTCTCGTTCTTTCGTCCAATCCGGTGGATATAATTCCAATTTCTTCATAGCATAGAAAAATACATCAAAAGAAATTCCACCTGATTGTAGCAGCTCAAATAGTATCTTTATATCCTGTGGATCATATTGAGACTCATCAAAATCAGTATTCAGTGAAACCATAATAATTTCATCTTCAGCAATAAATCCTGACCAATCTCCTTTGAAAGTAAATATATCTGAAAATACATTACCTACCATCTGTGCAAGAGAAGCTATTATTGAAGATTCCCCACGACTCATAATCATAGCAGTTTCAGCCGATTGCACATAACGACCACGCTGAGCCAACATCTCAGCTCCAAGAGAAGCCATCCGCTTTTCTTTTTCCAACATTTCATCTCTCAAAGGAGATGTACTATTACTTTCCAGTATAAAAGGTTTCTGATCCGGAGGAGCTGAAATTGCTCCACCTATCTCTGGATTACCAAACTCCTCACTATTCCACCCAGGAAATACAGCTGTCTTTATAGACACCTTATGCAGTTCTCTTTCATAATCTGCACTATTTCGATAATGAGCAAGATTCAACTCCACAAGATCATAAATAATTGGAGGCTGAACACTTTCATATTCCAAACCATTTTCATCTATTACCCAAAATGGAATATGACTTAATACTTCGTTATTCTTTATAGGAGTAATCACACTCCTCACATAATAATGAGATTTACCACCAGCTCCTTTTTCATCGGCTATTACAGCTTGTTTATAAACTATAGAATCATCTTCCTGTCTTTCTAAATACAATATTCGGTATATATAATTGTTCCTTGGATTTAATGGATTAACTGGATCTTCCTCATCTTCTACTTCACGCAGAACAAAGAAAACTGGAATCTTTTTACCACCTACCTCTTCTACTTTCCAGTTAATTATATCCTCAGCCTTATACAAAGATGTAAGGCTTCCTACTCCATTTTGCTCTGCTTCTAATTGTGTCATTCCAATATAATTACCTTCATTATCCATCATTGGAGGAAAGTCCTCCAACACTCCAACCCTATTTACTACAAGCACTTCCATTACAACATCTTTAAGAACCCCAGAATAATCTTTCCCATCTGGAGAAATGTGCTTCAAAGCCTGCTGTATTCGCTCCATATGCTCTTCGGAATTTGTATCAATAGTAATAGTAGGAGGCTTGCGAAAAATCATTCCATAAAAAGCACTAACAGATTTTCCAGTAGCTCCATACCAAA